TGAGGACAGCTACGATGGTGCTTTTGCCGCTGCTGTGATGAGGACTACAGCTTCAGGATATGTGAATATGACTGTACAGGTAGGGGCTACGATGTTCGAGGAAAGTGTTGGCACTATATCCAAGACGCTGACGGTGGCTGCTGATGGTGGCGTATATGTCACGGTGTCCTGTCAGTGGACGCGTAACATGGCAGGCGCTGCGTGGCAGACAAGAAGCAGAAACTCTGCGAGGACAGGCAAGAGCACGTCGAGGTCTGTGATGCTGAGCAGTGTGCCGTTCCTGGTTCTTGTGGTGATGCGAGGCACGGAGACGGCTGAATACCAGATAGGCTCCAGCAAGACATATGCGATATATGATTATGAGTGCGTGAACAACGTATATACGGGAGAGCTGTGCGGCGAAGGTCTGATAGAGCTACAGAGGGGTGACAAGCTGATGCTTGAACTGAGAGACAGCACGGGGGAGAGCTTCAGCCTTGTGGGGTCTCTGGCATCGTTCATCGGTGGCACGATAACTGCTGCTGCCACTGAGAGCGACGAGGTGCCAAAGGGAGGCTACTACCCTATCGCCGTAAACCTGCCGGAGGTTAAGGTCGTGGACTTTGTGAAGTTCCTGTCGATACTGACAGGGACGTTCCCGCTGAACAGGTTCAGGGATGGTGTGGTCGACTTTGTAGCTCTTGCTGATGTGTGGTCGAATGTGTCGATGGCAAAGGATTGGACACGTAGGCTGATAGCTCCGAATGGAGAGAACAACCCTCAGGACATGACGTTTGCCGGAGATTTCTGCCAGCATAACAGGTTCAAGTGGAAAAACGACGAAGAGGTGAAGGGCAGCTATGATGGCGATATGACGATAGAGAATGATACGCTGGACTTGGAGCGTACCGTAATGGAGTTCCCGTTTGCTGCTACGGATGGTAACAATGTGCCGCTGTACACACGTCCTGAGACATCCAGCAGTTCCAGCTCTGGCTCTGGTTCCAGCTCTGGTGGTAGTGGTGTGTTCGGAAATGGTGACACGATGAGCCAAGGCACTGATGACAGTACCAACACGAGCACGGATGACCTGACGGACAATATCTCTGCTGAGTTCGACGAATGCGAGCCGAGGATTCTGAGGCTCTATGATAATGACGGCAAGGCGGGGGCTGTGTTCGATATGGATATGCAGAATATCATCACGGAGAAATATGCAGATCTCGTGAGGACGTTGCAAAGCATGAAGGTGATTAAGGAGAGCATACGCATATCTGATATTGAGCTAAAGGAGTTCGATGAGACGGTACCTGTGTATCTGGCTCAATACGGATGCTACTTTGCCGTGATAGAGATAAAGGCTGAGGACAACGGTCTGGCCGAGGTGACGATGTTGCAACTAATAATAAGCTAAGAATATGAACAGTGAGGAACAGAAAATCTTGGATATTACCGTAAGGTATGATGATGCGGTGAACGGCATCGCCAAGTACAAGGAGAGTATCGAGAATCTGGAAAAGGCCGAGAAGAAGCTGCAAGAGGACTTTAAGAACGGCCAGGTGACCAAGAAGGAATACCAGCGCCAGATGATAGCTAACAAGGAGGCTGTGAAGGAATACAAGGATGGCATCCGGGTGCTGAGTAAAGAGATTCAGAACAATCTGAAGCGGGAGAAAGAGCAGGAAGGCAGCTTGAAGTCTCTGCGCGCCCAGCTGTCGAACGCTACACGGGCGTATGACGAGCTTTCGAGAGCCGAGAGGAATGGAGCTAAGGGAAAGGAGCTACAGCGTCATATCAACGAAATCACCACCGAATTAAAAGCTGCTGAGGAACAGACGCAGAGGTTCTACAGGAACGTGGGTAACTACAAGCAGAGCATTGTGGATGCTATAGCAGGTAACAACCAATTCGCTAAGAGCCTGTTGTCGATAGGTGGTGGTGGTGGTGCTGGTGGTGCCGCTGGTGTCGGGATGGGTGCTGCTGCACTGGCTACGGCTGGCGTGGCCGCTCTCGCTGCTGGCATCTATAAGCTAAAGGAGGCGATAAACAGTGGCGCGAACCTGATTGTGAGCTTTGAGAAAGAAAGCTCTACGTTGGCAGCTATATTGACCACGACGACGGATAAGACGCAAAGGCTCACGGATGATGCTCTGAGGCTTGGAGAGGCTACGAGATACACGGCTGTTGAGGTTACGCAGTTGCAGATTGAGCTCGCCAAGCTTGGATTCTCACAGGATGAGATAATCAACAGTACGGAGAGTGTGCTGATGTTTGCCAATGCGACGGGGGCATCGCTGGCAGATGCCGCTACGGTGGCTGGTGCTGCTCTGAGGGTGTTCGGTGATGAGGCGAAGAACATGCCGAGGTACGTATCTGCTATGGCTGTGGCTACTACGAAGAGTGCGCTGTCGTTTAATGACCTGAGTACGTCCATCAGCACGTTAGGTCCGGTGGCAAACGCTTTCGGCTTTGAGATAGAAGATGTGGTTACGCTGATGGGTAAACTGAGGGACAGCGGCTTTGATGCGTCGAGTGCAGCTACAGCTACACGTAACATTCTGTTGAAGCTTGCAGACGCGAATGGTGACTTGGCAAAGAGCTTGGGCGGTCCGGTGACGGATATGGCATCATTGCAGAAGGGATTGGTAAGCCTGAAAGATTCCGGGATAGACCTTGCGAGTGCTCTGGAGCTGACGGACAAACGCTCAGTGGCTGCATTTGAGGCGTTCCTGAATCAGGCTAAAGGTCTTACCGCCCTGCGTGATTCTGTGACGGACTGCGAAGATGGATTGAAGCAGATGAATGACACGATGAGCAACAACGTACAGGGTAGTCTGGCGAAGTTAGAGAGTGCTTGGCAAGGACTGCTGTTGAAGTTCTATAGCTCGCGTGGCGTGATGAAGATGATAGTCGACGGTCTGACGGATTTCGTGTCATGGTGTTCTAAGCTGGGCGAGAGGTTCGATGACCTGAAGCGACGCTCGTTGCTGGTGCGTGTGGCTTTCGAGGGCTTTATGATGAACATAAGAGGTACGCTGCAGTTCATCGGAGAGACGGCAAAGGCTATACTGAGCATCTTGAAGGGCGTAGGCAAAGCTCTGGAGGGCATTCTGACGATGGATTTCTCACGTATGGGGGAAGGTATCAAGGAGGCTCTGCTGGCTATTCCTAAGATGGTAGGCAACACGGGAAAGAATGTGGCCGAGAATTTCATGACGGCTTTCAAGAATGTGGTCAATAAGGACAAACCGAAAGTCGAGGTCGAGGTAGAGGCTACGGGTGACGTGGAGGTTCCAGCTGCTGATGACGGAGGAAAGAACGGCAAGAAGTTCACGAAGCCTAAGAGCGAAAAGGAGTTGCAGGCTGAGAAGGCTGCCGCTGAGAAGCTGGCGAAGGAGAGGGCTGAGCAGAACAAGAAAGAGCAGGAGGAAATGCAAAAGGCTGAGAAGCTGCTGCTGGAAATTATCGAGCAAGGTGCCGAGGTACGACGCAAGGCCATCGAGACGGAGTACAACCAGAAGATAGAGACGATACGCAGGAGGCTGAACGATGAGAAGAATCTGACGGCGGACGCACAAAAGGCGATGACATCGCAAATGGAGAGCCTGAGAGAGATTCGTGACAGGAAGTTGGCAGAGTTCGACGTGAAGGCGAAGAATGAAGAGATAAAGCGCGAGACTGCTGTCATCGAGAATATCCTGAGTACGGTCAAGAAGGGCAGCGACGAAGAGTACCAGCTAAAGATGTCTAAGATAGAGAAAGAGAGACAGCTGGCACTGAATGCCGCTTCGCTGGAGGTGATGAGCGAAGAGGAAAAGGGCAGGCTCATCTGGTCTGTGAATGAGAAATACAACAAGATGGTCGAAGAGGCTGACAAGGAGCACTACAACACCTTGATACAACAGCAGACTGAGGCCATCCAGAAAAGGTACCAAGAGAAGATTCTACAGGCTGAGACATCGGAGGACGGAGGCAGCGAGCTTGATGTTCTGAGGCTCCAGCTGGAAATGAGGCAGGAGCTGTTGGAGAATGCCCAGCAGAAGGAGGGCGAGATGCTTCAGGACTTTAACCTGAGAAAGCTACAGCTGGAAAAGGACTACCAGGGGGCAAAGAAGGCGCTGAACGATAAGGAGGTGCAGATCGAGAAAGCGAAGTACACCGCCATTGCCGGGCTGATGGGCGGCTTGTCTGATGTTGCCGAGGCTTTCGGAGAAGAGAATGAGGGGCTGGCGAAGGCTGCGAAGTTCCTTGCTCTGGGAGAGATTGCCGTCAATACGGGTGTGGCTATCTCTGCAGGCGTGAAGCAAGCGCAGAGCGTACCCTACCCTGCTAACCTGATTGCGATAGCTACTACGGTGGCTACGGTGCTGGCGAATATCGCAACGGCTATAAAGACCGTCAAGAGCGCTAAGTTTGCCACGGGTGGTGATGTTATAGGGCCAGGTACCGGAACGAGCGACAGCGTGTCCGCACGGCTTTCCAACGGCGAGAGCGTGCTGACTGCCCAGGCGACACAGATGTTTGCTCCGGCTCTGAGCGCATTCAACCAGATGGGAGGTGGTGTGCCTATCACTGCAGGGCAGAATGGTGGCGGAGGCCAGCAGGTAGGCGAAGAGTTCTTGGCAAATGCTGTCACGAAGGGCATGGAGCGAGCTCCGCGTCCTGTGGTGAGCGTCGAAGAGATAAACAGGGTGAAAAACCGCCTGAATACGATAAACAAAATTAGCGTGTTGGAATGATGACTAACTTTGAGATATTGAAGTCGAATGAGAGCCTGCTGAGGACGCTGGTGCTGAATGGTGTGCGTATATGTGACATCGAGTATCTGGAAATGTATGATGACTACAGGAGGCTGGTGCGAGAGGGGCATAAGAAAACGTATATTGTCAGCTATCTGGAAGAGCAGTACGGATGTCCCGTGCCTACTATATACAGGGTCGTGAAGAGGCTCGAAAGGAGATTAAAGGTATAGCATAATTACCGATTTAGTTAAGACGTTGGGCGTGGGGCTGTGAAGTTCTGCGCCCTTTTCACTATCATTGAATGATAAACGTTTTCGGAATGAAAGATAAAGACTTTCGGAATTATTACGTATCTTTGCGGCGTTTATAAACGTTTACAACATGGCAATACTTAAACTTTACAACGACATCCAAACCGAACAGGAGAAAGCCGACTGCAAATGGTGGGGAGAGGTCGAGGGTGTGTGCTATAAGGACATCGACGAGTTCGTAAGCCAGATGTCTGAGGGCGACAACACGATAGACCTGAGAATCTTCTGCGACGGTGGCAGTGTCTTGGAGGGATGGGCTATCTACGACAAGCTGAGAGCCACGGGAAAGGAGATTACGGCCACCATCGAGGGCAAGGCCGCTTCCATGGCTACAGTTATCCTGATGGCTGCACCGAAAGAGAGAAGAAAGGCGTACAAGAGTGCGCAGGTGTGTGTTCACAATCCTTGGATATCGGGATTCTCGCTGGGCGGACAGCTGACTGCTGACGATTTGCAGAGGGCGGCTGATGACCTGAAAGCACAGCAGGACAAGATTCTCGACCTGTATGTGGAGCGTTGCGGGTGTGACCGTGATGAGATGCAGGCTCTGATGAACGAGGATAAGTACATCGATGCTGAGAGGGCGAAGGCTCTCGGAATAATAGGAGAAATTATCGCTCCAGCTTCAGCCAAGAAGTCTGGGGTAATGTCTAACAATAAAAATTCTAATAAAATGGCAGAAACGAAAGATGAGAAGGTGGAGGTTAAGGCGTCCATCTGGAAGCGCATCATGGCCAAGCTGGGCATCGAGAATGTCGAGGGCTTGGAAGAGAATGATGATGTCAAGGGCATGGACTTGTCTACTGCTGACGGTGGCACTCTGAACGTTGAGCGCGAAGAGGGTAGCCCGCAGGTGGGTGACAAGGCGAGCCCTGACGGTGAGCACAAGATGCCCGACGGCAGCACTATCGTAGTGACTGACGGGCAAATCTCTGAGATTAAGCCCAAAGAGGGCGAAGGTGGCGGAGGTGACGACGATGACAAGGATGCCAAGATAGCCGATTTGGAGGCTAAGGTGTCCGACTTGGAGGGCAAGCTGGCCGCTGCTGAGGTGAAGGCCAAGACGGTAGAAGAGCTGCGTATCCTGAATGCTGTGAAGATTGCCGGAGGCGAAAAGGCTCTGGCTAAGTTGTCTTCGATGTACAAGCCTGCTGCCCGTAAGGTAGATGGCAAACGTGCTGCAGCAGCTGCTGGCGGTCAGGATGAGGAATCCGAAATGCACAAGGAGTTGGAGGCTCGCCGTAACGGTACGTGGAAGAGCGAGAAAAAGTAAACAACAAGTATCATTAAAATTTGAGTAAATTATGGCATGGTTTCAAAACATTTCGGTGAATCCGAAAGATGTAACTGACTTGAAGGATTTGATTCCTCTGTCTATTGACCAGGACGAAGAGTTCCAGCGCTTCGTCAACCTCAAGAAGGTGAAGAATGGCGACCCCGTGGCGTTCATTGGTGAAGGTGACGAGGTCGGTCTGGCTGGTAGTGGTTGCGACCCCGAGTATCAGGAGTATGGTGTTGCCAACAGCCAGAAGCGCTGGACGCTGGGCGATTGGCAGATACCTCTCAAGATTTGTTATGAGAGCTTGCATGGCACGATTGCTGAGTACACGCTGAAGAACGGTACCGACATCGCAGATCTGACAGGCACTGAGTTCATGACCTATATCCTACGCCCTGCTCTGGAGAAGCAGATGAAGCGTATGATTTGGCGCTTTGGTTGGTTCGGTGATACTGCTGCCAAGAAGCAGGCAGACGGTGGTATGCTGACCGACAGCGAGGCACTGAAAAAGGAGCTGTTCACTACGTGTGACGGTCTTTTCAAGCGTATCTTCGCCCAGTGTGTCGCTAACAGTAAGCAGCTGACAACTATCGCGGCTAACAGCGAGGCTACCTTCGCAGCTCAGCGTGCTGCAATGTTGCAAGAGGGTGTAGCTTCTAACCTGTTGGACATGATGCTGATGGATGCTGACTCTCGTATCACGAGCGACCCAGGTGCCGTGATTCTGATGACAAAGGCTATGGCTGACTGCCTGACCTACGATGTCAAGAATCGCTACAAGGTCATCATGCCTTGGCAGACGGTGTTCCAGGGTCTTGATATGACTGAGTACAACGGCGTGAAGATTGCCCGCGTGTCTATCTGGGACCGTATGATTCAGGCGTACGAGCACATCGAGGCAGAAGCCTCTGGAAACACTCCCGCCCAGAATAAGCCTAACAAGCCATTCCGTATGGTATACGCCAACACCAACACCCAGCTGCAGGTTGCTACTGAGAGCGGTGGTCTGTTGGAAGACCTCGACATCTGGTTCGATAAGAAGGAGCGCCGGAACTATATCTATGCCACTGGTAAGATTGGCACCCAGATCCTGGAGAACGATATGTTCCACGCAGCATACTAACCATAAAAACTGAAAGACTATGGGACAGTGTGATTCTTTGATTTCTATGGATATTGCGGCTGATTGCAATAATCCTATTGTGAAGGGCTGCGAGCCTGATGGTGTGCTAATCAACCGTTCGGATGTTGATTTCACACGGTGTGCGTTCAAGAATGGTTCTACGAACATCCTGACGCAGCTGGTGTGCAAGACAGGAAAGAAGGGCTACGCCGTGAAGCAGATGGGTAACAACCCGTTCACAGGTACCGCTTCTAATCTGGAGGTTGGCACGTACCGTAATACGTGGACACACGCGATACCTATCGCTGTGCTGGACAATGGTCCGGAGGTCTGTGAGAAGGTTATCGATGGGCTTGCCAACGGTACGTTTGTGTTGGTTCTGAGAAACAAGCACAAGGGGGCTGACGGCTCTGCTGAGTTCCAGGTGTACGGCTACTATCAGGGTCTGACTTGTTCGGCTGGTGCCAACGAGAAATACTCTGAGGAAACAGAAGGTGGCTGGCTGATGACCTTACAGGAGCAGAAGTCGCCGAAGAGCGGGCTTTTCCTGTTTGCTGAAACGGTGACAGCTACTGAGGCTATCTTCGAGGCATTGACCACCGCTGCTGTATGATGGAACTTGAAGATGTAAGACGAATTATCGAAGAGCTGAGGGGGAGGTTTGACCAACCCTTCAGCTCCGAAGATAAAGAGACTATCGAGAAGCTCTATTCTGAGGTGTTGGGTAGACAGTTCCGGCCAACGTCGTGCCAACAGTGCTACCATGATGCCTTTATCGAGATTAGTTTATACATTAAAAAGAACGGAAAGATGAAAACGAAATGTCAATTTATACTGCTGGCTGGTGCTATCATCCACAGCCCATTGTTCATGAATGGTCAGATATTCACAAACAGCAACCTGACGGATGAGGTGGCTGCCGCTTACTTGAAGATGTTCCCGAAGCAGGTGGAGATGTTCCAGAAGCTGCCAGAGGGCTACAAGGTGGGCGACGATGTTAAGGGCATGCCTACGCTGGAAGAGGCTGAGGCCATGCTGAAAAAGGCTGAGACGCTGCAGAAGGGTGCCGCCACGAAGGTGGAGAACATCATGAAGAATATCGCGAGTGCGGAGACACCCGAAAAGAAGGAAAAGGCTGAGAAGGCTCTGGCAAACGCCCAGGCTGCTTTGGAAAAGGCAGACAAGAATGTGGCTGAGTGTGCCGAGCTCGTTAAGAGCCTTATTCCCGAAGATGAGTGAACGATAAAGGATGATGAGCTATGAACGTAAAGAATGCGAAGAAGCCTGATGAGCGATTAGAATGCCGTTACCAACAGCAATTCAGGCTACAGACTTATGGAAGGGATAACAGATACCCTCAGAACTTGATGGCCATCGTGGGAGCGTCCGGTACTGCCGGGCTGTGCTTGTCGAGGTATGAGAAGTTCGTGGAGGGCTTCGGATTTGCCAATGTCAACCTGTCGGAATATGTGGTGAACAGAGCTGGCGATACGCTGGATGACCTTCTGAAACAGGTAGCTGATGACCTCACACGGTTCGGAGGTCTGGCGCTGCACGTCAATTATAATGTGCTTGGTCAGATCACAGAGGTCAACCACATGCCCTATGAGCAGTGCCGCCTTGAAGAGACTGATGACGCAGGAAACGTGGCTCATATCCTACACCATGAGGATTGGCTGGGGAAGAAAACGAAGAACGGAAAGGCTCAACAGCTGAATGAGAAATACATTACGAGGTTCGACGTTTTCAACCCCGACCCATCTGTTGTGATGTCGCAGATAGAGAAAGCGGGCGGCATAGACGATTATCGAGGGCAGGTCTTGTGGTTGTCTACCGCAGGGCCGTTCGTATATCCTACGCCGATTTACGATGCTGCTGTGACGGAGATTAGCACGGACGAAGGTCTGGGCAATGTGAAATACAGGAACGTCCGAAACAATTTCCTTGTTGCTTGTATGCTGATAGCCAAGAAGGGCGCACCGAAGATAAAGGAAGATGCCAACGGAAACTTGATGTACGATGACAAAAACCGACCTATCTATGAAGAGCGCCAGATGATAAGCGATGAGGACTTGAAGGAGTTCCAGGGCGACACGAAGGGCAGTAAGATTCTCTATGTGGAGCTCGAAGATGATGAGGATAAGCCGGAGGTGCAGCAGTTCCCTGTCAGGAATTACGATAAGGAGTTCACGGTGACGGAGGCAAGCACGACGGAAAGGATTTACGCTCAGTTCCATCAGGAGCTGTTCTACGCTATTAGGACTGGCAAGCTCGGATTCTCTGGTCAGGTGATGACTGAGGCGTACGAATACTATGCCGGGGAGGTGACTAACGAGCAGAGGTTTATAGAGCGGGCATTTGCCAAGGTGTTCGCATGTTGGTATGACTATTCTGAGCTGTTCGCGGATTTCACGATACAGCCAATAAAATATATTACTGCTGATGGAAAGCAAACACATATTAACGGTTGAGGAGTTCAGGGAGCTTGCGAGGCCGACGTCCAAGCATGTGGACGAAAAAGAGGTTACTGCGTTTATCTCCGAGTGCGAGAATCTGAACATCATCAAGGCGGTGGGGCTCGACACGTTCGAAGCTCTGGTTGGTGATGAGGTGGACGAAGAGCATAGGGTGCTGCTGGAAGGTGGTGTTTGGACGCAGACCATGCAGGACGGTAAGGAGAGAAAGCGGATGAGGTGTGTCGGGCTGAAACAGGCGCTGGCATATTTCGTCTATGCGAAGATGATACAATCTGATGGTGGTATTGTAACCAGAACGGGAATGATGCGCCATGACGACGAGCACGCCAGCCATGCGGATGATAAGAACAGGGTACGGAGGTATAACGACGCGATGAATGTTGCGGAGGAATATCTTACGGGCTGTCTGCTGTATTGGCGTAGTGTGAAGGGCGACGAGGTGCGCCCGGTGAGAGGGTCGAGAGTTCATGTTCATGCTATTGGTGACTGACTATGACGATATATGAATCGTTGGTTCAAAGGGCGTTGGAGATACGCAATGCCATCTTGGTGGGTGAGAATACCGCCGAGAGGGTCGGAGGTCTGCTGCGTGACATGCTGGACTATACGAAGAGCTTCATTGACGAGAGCAGGGAGAGCTACCTGAGTGCTACGGATGATGATGTCGCACAGGGTCTTATTAAGTTCCTGAAAGGTGCCGAGTACGGACGGTATGCTACGGGTGTGTCCGGTGCTGCTGTAGATGCGAACGGAGATGCTGAGTTCAGGAATGTGAAGGTACGCCAGAAGTTCGGTGTTAAGGAGCTGACTATCGGTGACTACGAAGAGGGCGTTGATGGTGCCCATATCGACGAGCACGGAAATACTGAGCTTGCGACATTGCTGACGAGGGGCATCGCTACGCTGGCAGAGCTGATAGTGAAGGGCGATGCTGAGTTTGACGGTAGCCTGTCGTCGAGGGATTTCGTAAGCGGCTTTCTGAGCGGCACAGGATGGGCGATACAGAAAAAGACCTTCATCAATGCTGCAGATGTCGAAGAGACGCGATACGCTGCTGAGTTCGATGACCTGACGATAAGAGGTACGCTGAGGGTGTTCGAGATGATTATTTCACAGCTCCTGGGCGAGAACGACAACAGGGTGTTCACGGGCATGATGGAGGTCGACCATTATGACCAGGAGAGCGGAAAGGTATATCTGAGCACTGCCAACGGAAAGCTGTACAACCCGTTCCGTGTGGGTGACTATATCGAGGTGCAGCAGTTCAATGGTCTGCCATCTGAGGGCAATGACTACACCGTTGTAAAGTCCTACGAGCTGAGAATCAGCGGGGCTGGTGTGGGTAGCCTTTCGGATGAAGAGGACAGGCTGGACTGGGTGACGTTCGAGAATTTCGTGAGCGTGTCCGGCTTGACTGCTGAGAGCTTGATAAGCAAGGGCGATACGTTCGTGAGGGTTGACAGTACCGACCCGGACAGGAAAGGTATTGTGGAGGTGATGACCGTAGGACCGAACACACCATATATCGACGTGATGTATGGAAAGAAGACAGACCCCGATAATGCGCTGAAGGGACGTACGGGAAACTTGGAGGGCATACACCACCATCTGTTCGGCTGGCTGCAAGGCTTTGGCGAGTACCTGATAAACCTGTATGCGGTGGGTGATTTCCGGCTGAGAAGGACGGGCGAATCTCTGGATGCCAAGATAGAGGCTCTGAGGAACTTACTGAGCACGAACTACACGCAAACGGTGTATGACATCACGGAAGAAGATAACTACCTTAAAAACGCCAATTTCCTGTCACTCGATGAGTACGGGAAATTTGAACATTGGGTGGTTGCTGATGATGATATGTCGTTCTATACGCTGGCAGGACTGCCGCTGTTTGAGAATACTGGGCTGATGGCCAAGGCTACTAAGGTGGCAAGGCTGTTCGAGGTCGACGGTAAGAAGGTGCTGCATGTTGTCAATAATACGCTGACACAGGCGAATGCCGACGTAAGGAAGCCAGGAACGCATAAGGTATATACTGAGCCGAGCCAAAGCGCTACGGAGGAATACACGACGGAAAAGGACACGCTGTACCTGAATATCAAGGTCAAGGTGCTGTCAAGTGGTAGGCTGACGTTAGGTTTCCCTGCTGCAGAGAGTGTTTCGGGTAGTCTGCCAAAGGTTGCTCTGGACTTGGAGAAGGATGACGAATGGCAGTTGCTGCAATGGAAGGGTACGTGGGACGGTACGGGCGATTTCAAGCTGGGTTTCACAGGCGAGGCTTACTTTTCCCTTCTGAGCCTGACGGACGAGCCTCTGAGCGATTTCAAGAAGGAATACTCGACGCAGATTACGCAGACTGCGAAGAATATCACGCTGCTTGCCCAAAGGGTGTCAGGTTCTGAGACGAATATCGCACAGTTGCAGATCACAGCCGACGGTCTGCTGAGTACGGTGAGGACTTTGGAAGATGGTATCGAGACGAACAGCTCGTTGATAGAGCAACAGTCATCGCGTATTACTGCTGCTGTGTCACGTATAAGCGATAACGAATCCGCTATCTCACAGCTGGAGATTAGGGCTGATGGGATAGTTTCAAGCGTGACCTTGCTACGTCAGGACATGAATGGTGCCGACCAAGCTCTATCGTCAAGAATCTCGCAGAATGCTGATAGTATTACTGCTGCTGTGTCACGTATAAGCGATAACGAATCCGCTATCTCACAGCTTCGGATAACTGCAAGTGATATTACGGAGATGGTCACCCAGAACAAGGCTGATGCTGATAGGGAAATTGCCGCACGTAGGCAGGAACTGCTTAACTATATGGCTACGAACGACCCTTTGGTGGCAGCGTCAGCATCGTGGATAAATGCCAATAGTAATTGGGTGGATATTGTCAGCAGGAACTGGGACAGTAGCGGCAATATACTTAACTCTTCATCGATTGCGGTGCTTGCCGATAATATCAAGAGTGAGGTAAAAGGATATACGGATAACGAATTGACGAGCTATTGCAAAACGAGTCAATTTCCAAATTTTCTTAATACGTATATCGGTAATTACGGTTACCAAACGTATAATGACGTAACCAATAGGCTGACATCATATTATGACAAAACGGAAACAGACAACAAGGTGACTATGGTCCTGGGCCGTGTCATAAGCTCCAACCTGCTGACAGGATTGAAGAATGGCAGTGGCTGGTCTTATAATGATTTCTACAGTAGTAGCTGTACGTTCACGAGTGACGGATATTATATATATTCGCCTACCTTGAATCTTCCGGCAGGTACTTATACGGTAAGTGCTGGCGCGTTATCTCCAGATGCTGGAGGGTTTATCACCTTCAACGTCATGAATGCTGAGACAGACAACCTCATTTACAGTGGCAGTCTTGATTGTGGAACTACTGAGCCTGAGAGGTCGAGCAACACGTTCACGCTGAATGCTCCAACGAAGGTGTACCTTAGCTTCGATGCCGACTATTGCGGAAGTGACTTTAACCTGATAAAGCCAAAGCTGGAATGTGGGGAGAATGCTACACCGTGGAGCGTGGAATCTGATGTCGTCGATTCCAGGATAGAGATGTCGAGAGAGACCATCACATTGCAGCTGAGAAATTCAGGAATCAATCTGACCAACCAGAGCATAGAACTGCTGGCAGGAAAGGTCAGCTTTGGCTACTATGACAACGGTACGAAGAAAACCGATAAGGTCTGGATTGATTCTGCCGACGGAACGCTACACGCTAAAGATGGCGATTTTGAAGGTAAAATCACAGCTACACAAGGTGATATTGGAGGGTTCACTATTGGTAGTTCCTATATCGGTAATGCTGAGATGACAAGCGGTGTATGGCACGGCTTACAGCTGTATAAGGACGGGCGATTGTTTCTGGGTAATGATGACTACGCATACGCGCTAAGAGGCAATGGCGGACTTGAATGGGCGGGCAACGGTAATGACATCGTGCTCAATGCTGCTACAGGTTCCGTGTCCAATCACGGGAACATCATACTTGTCGGATATCTGAAGCTGAGCAGCTTGCCTACGAGTTCGTCAGGTCTTTCCTCAGGAGAGGTTTACAGGGATGGCAACACCTTGAAGATTGTATAACTTAATTCGATATAATGATATGGAAAAAGTAAACGAACAAGAGACCGGAAAGAAGGTCTATGATTTCACCACCGTTTCGGTGGAGGTTGAATTTGACACGTTCAAAGAGATTGACGCGTCGAAGACTATTGGTAACATCATCCACAAAGGTACCGATGACCTCGGTATTGATGAGATTGCCCGCACGATATACAAAGAGGGCAAGGTCGAGATGGATGCAAGGCAGGCAAAGATTGTCTGGGCGATACTGATGAACAGTAACCTTCTTGCAGGATTCAAGAGGGCTGTAAATAACTTATTCACAATTTAAAATTTTACGACTATGGCTTTAAAGAAGATTTCCGCGAATGCGACGGAGAAGTTTGAGAACGAGATTGGCACGACGATGGTGATGGTTACTACCAAGACCACGAAGGCGAGCAATGTGACGCTGCACTCTCGTGTCCGTAAGGGCGATGAAGAGGTGGCTACTATCAGCTACGAGAAAGAAGGTGGCTATCTGCTGGTAGACATCCGTAAGTTCGGTTCCCTTACGAAGGAAGAGGCACAGGGCATCCTGAGTGTTGCGGCAAGCGACATTATCGGTGAGGTCTGTGGCTCTGATGAGGAAGAGGCTGCTGCTGAGTGAACGTAAGATTGTTGGCTTATGACGCAGACGAAACAGGCCGAGAATGAAGCGTTCTTCGCTTCGGTGTTGCCAGCGTTCCTGGAATACGTGAGGCTGCATGCCGCCACGGTAGAAGGTGTTGAGCTGGCAACGTCGTTGCAGGGAATCAGCTCGATGCAATGTCTCCAGGAACTTGGTGGCGTTGTGAAGATTGTGCGTGTTCCGCTGTCATTGATAACCTACGACCTCGAGCAAGCTGAGCAGAGAGCCTGCGATGCTGCTGACGATGCCGATGAAGCTGCCGGGAGAGCCAACACCGCCGCCGCTGCTGCGAATACAGCGGCACAGAATGCTAACGACAAGGCTGACTTGGTAGATGCTGCGGTGTTGGATATAGCCGCTGAGAAAGCTGCTGCTGTTGCTGCTGCCCAGAATGCTAACGAGAAGGCTGACCTTGCCAGCTCGATATGGGCTACGGTGAAAGCGTGGTATGAGAGCGTCAATCCTGCTTGGACGACATGGTTCAATGCGACACAATCGGATTGGACGGTATGGTTCACCGCGAGACAGACGGAATGGCCACAATGGTATAATGGCATCAAGAGTGCCTATGAGACGTGGCTGGCGACGGCTGTGGCTGCTGAGAATGCACGGGCGGATGCTGAGCTGGTCCGCGAGAGGAACGAGACCACACGTAAGAGCAACGAGACGTCACGGCAATCGGCAGAGGCTCAGAGGGTCGCTGATGAGCTGGAGAGAGACAGCCACCCGATAAAGAGGGGCGACAATGGTAATTGGTGGC